ACAAAACTTATATTGAAACGGGAGTTGATTACTTGGATGAATGTTGGAAAGACATAGATTATGCTGGTTTATATGACCCTATTGGTAGTGCAACCACAAAGACATATAGTTCATCTACAGTGACTTACACGATGGTAAACCAACAACCCACCATCAACAACTTCCAAGTTGGTTTTTATCCAAAATTGGTAAACGACCTGACTTATCTTTATGTTGGAAAAAATGTTTTCAGTGGTTATACCGATTCTGAATTTCAAAATGCACTAAATCAGGGGTTAAATATTAAAAAAAATACCACATCAAGCTTTTTCCAAGTAGGGGAGGGTGTTCAAAATCAATTTATTTCGTCAGGATATTATTCGTATTTTGATCTTGGATCATTAGTGGATCTATCAGGAACGGGTTTTAATGATTGGATATTATTCCCAAGTATTGGAGGACTTAGATTTAATCAAACCTCACTTGAATATTTCAAAGATGGAGTATTCAACACAAACTTAATAAATAATAAATCATACTATAACGGAACGGCGAGGATGAGTTGGAATTCACCAAACTTTGGGTATTTCAATACATCTACTATTAGAAAACCAACACCGAGTGAATATATGAAGGTCATCTTCTCAGGTGAGAATAAAGTTCAAGAGTCATTCACTTTGGCGGCAAGATATTCATCCATTGAGGAAATATTTGGTGTTTTTGATAAGGCAACTTTGGATTTATTTGAACAGATGTTTTTGAAATTCTGTGAACATCCAAAAGATTATGACAACGCACAACTTGGGTCAGGTAATTTTAAGAACATTCTAACTGACAACCTACTTTCAGAAACGGAAAACTTCAAATTTAAAAACTTTGTTGGTGTACTGAAAGAATTTTTCAGAGTAAATCCATCTGATGTTTCTTCGGATCCGACTAAATTATCTTACGAATTATCCTCTTTCCAGGAAAAAAGGATTTTGAATCATATAACCGCATTCATGAACTTGGATGTTGTATTGAAAATCGGAAATTGTGGAAATTATGATAGAAAATTATTTGATAGTTTATCAGGAAATCAAACACTTATACCTACCGATCCCGATACTTTTGAAAAATATGAATTAAATACATTGCCGACTGGTGGTGGAACAATTACTCTTTTACAATCAAAGTCATTAAATCCTGATGCGTGGATTACTTTGGAAGAACACGTTGGATTCTCAAAAATACCGGGTCTCACATATACTGATAGTGGTTCATATATCACCGATTTCTTTCCCACGATGGATATTGCATTCACATCTGGTAATGTACAACTGTTAAGTAAGGTGATCAAGATTTTTGCAAATGAAAAACTCAAAAATCCTTCATTAACAAAAACACAATTTCAAATAATACTTACGGACTATATTAATTCACTAAATGAAAATCATACAAATGTTTTAAACTATACACTCCAACAAGTCAAAAACCAAATACCAACGGTAATACAAAAACCGGTGGACTTTACCTCAAGAATTGATGGTGATGTTGTTAAAAATGACCTTTGGAGATTATTTAAAACATTGGACGAAAAATGGATTGCTGGTGGAAACTTTAAAGAAAAAACAATATTTGAAGAATTCTTATTTTTTGATAGAAGAAATCGGGACATTGGTCAAAAATTCATAGTTGATGTTTACTCAATAAGAAAATATCTTTCTGATAAAAGAGAAAAAACTTCTTTAATTAATTTTATAAGTGGTATATTTCAAGACAACAGATTTAATTTCTTTGCGTTACCTTCGTATGTTAATTTCTATGGAATTCAAGAACCTGGATTGAATACAGGTCCAACCATTGGTAGTGATGATATTGGATCTTTAGCTTTTGGAACCTTCTTGGAGGTTGACTACCAAGATTCAAAACCAAAATATCTTTGTCAGTTTGTTGGAAAACTAAGTGAGCACTTACAAGTTGGTGAAAATTATTATTTTGGTTCAGACGGATTAAATTTAGAAAACCCAATCGAAAATACTTTGATAGATACAAATCAGGATCAAAATGCGGATTTGGGATTGAGTAATAAGGTCGTTGCTTTTGCAGTTGACTTCGGAATACAGAACCAAAATATATTCACCTCAATGGCTTTGGATCAGGCACAACATAAAGTAACCGCCGAATCTTTGGATATTATGATGGCGTTAGCGAATCAATACAACTCAAACTCGGCAATGCCACAACCTCAAGGTTTATATGATCTTTATAAGAGTAGAAGTTATTCCTGTGAGGTTGGATGTATGGGATCTATGTTGATTCAACCAACGATGTATTTCCAACTGAGAAATGTTCCAATGTTTTCAGGGGCTTACCTTATTTTGGGAGTAGAACACGACATAAGAACAGGTGGTGAATTTACAACCAAATTCAAAGGGACGAAGGTTTCAAAATATGAAGACGAAACACCGGAACAATTGGTCACTGCGGTGAATAGAAATTATTTGAACAAAATCAAAGATAGAATCAAAAAATACAAAACCGAAGAAAATTTCATTTTGGCTACTCAAGTGGATGACCAAGCGGCTACATCATCACCCACTGGTCCGGCGTCAGATAGTCAAACTTGTGAACGAAAAATAGATGCGGTATTCAATCAAGTTCCGAGAAAAGATGCATCAGCAAAACCTGTTACTAATAACATATCAGATAAAAATTTATTCGATATTGTATCTGGGGTTACTTCTAACAAAAGAGTTGGTATAAATGCTTTTGTATTCCCACATCTTCTATACAATTATGATAATTCACCTGTGTATGTTCAAAATAATTTATATAATTTTATTTTAGAAAGTGCAAACAATAGAAAACTATTGGGTACAGACGGAGTTTATTCGGAAACTAACAGTTATATTGATGGATGCTTGTGTTATCAGTTGGCAGATAAAAATGTTGTTCCGTTGGCGACATTCGCGTCTCCGCAAAAATGTGTTCAAGCTTTTGTGAGTATAAATGAAAAATGGATTGACGCTCTTATGAAAAATCCAACCATTTCAGGAACGACTTATGATATTGAACCAAGAAGTAACATGACTGATACTGATAAAGAACAGTTGTTCAATACTATTAAAAATTGTTGGACAAAATATAAACAAACTATAGGTGGTTCAGTTCTCGCCGCAGATGATGCAAAAATTCGTAGTAACATGGAACGTTACCTTTCTTTACTATAGTGATATTTATAAATAAAAAATGACCACAAAAGAAACATTAGATAGATTCTTGGGTAAGAATACAAGAATTACGGAAAGGTCTATTGGGCCCAACCAAAAAGAAGTTTGTGATTTGGACACAAACGAGTGTTACATTATTTCAACCAGTGATGGACTTATTGAAAGAGTGGACAATAACCGAATTACCAACCGTAATGTTCAAGTAAGAACAAGTGGAGGTATAAAGCAACTTTTAAACGATTAAAAAATGTCAGTAGAAAAAAGAATTTTAGAAGAAATCAAAAGATATCGTCAAATCAACAAATATATTGTAGAACAAGAATTAGGTGCTGAGACACCTGATACTGGTCTTGATGCTGCGGCAACACCCGATTTAGCAACACCTGATGCTGGACTTGATACTCCAGCTCCTGATGCGGGGGCGGAAGCAACTCCAATCGATACGGCGACGGATCCTGATGTTGAGAAAGTTGGTGAACCTGAAACTACGGATGTCACCGACACTACAGAAACAACAGATGGTGGTACTGAAGAATTGGACATCACGGATTTGGTAACAAAACAAGATGATATTTTATCAAAGCAAAGTGAGATGAATGACGCAATTATCAATCAATTAAACTCACTTCAAGATAAGTTAGGAGAGATTGATAAGATTTTTCAAAAAGTTGATAGTTTGGAAACTAAGTTTGAAAAATACAGACAAAAAACACCAGAAGAAAAATTACAATTAAGATCATTGGATTCTTATCCATATAGTCAAAAACTTACCGACTTTTTTGATGTAAAACAGGATGAGATGGAGGCTTCAGGTAAGAACGAGTATGTTTTGACAGATGATGAAGTAACCAATTATGATGCAAGTACAATCAAAGGATCTTTTAATACTTATGACGAGAGTTTACCTTTGAACAGATATTGATTTAAGACAATTTTATAACTATTATTAAGGGGTCAGCGGTAAAATCCAAGACCCCTTTTTTATTTGACAATACGAAACTTTAAATCTAATTTTTATCAAACCTTTTAATTAACACATTATGGCAACATCTCTAGACGCAGTACTGGCTCAGTACGAAAAAAACACCAAACCAACCGGTAATGGTAATTCAATGGATCGTGAAGATCGGTTGAAGAAGTATTTTACAACTATCCTTTTGCAAGGAGAAACCTCAGGACGGAAGCGAATTCGTATTCTACCAACTCCCGACAATTCTTCACCATTTAAAGAAGTTTGGTTCCACGAAGTACAGGTTAACAAACAATGGCTTAAGCTCTATGATCCAGGAAAGAATGACAACGAACCTTCACCGTTGAATGACCTATATGACGAACTTATGTCTACAGGTAAAGCTCAAGACAAAGAACTCGCAAGTCAATATCGGTCACGTAAATTTTACATTGTAAAGGTAATTGACCGTGATGCTGAAGAGGATGGTGTAAAATTCTGGCGTTTCAAACACAACTACAAGAACGAAGGTGTATTGGATAAGATCATTCCGATTTGGCGTGAAAAAGGTGATGTAACCGACCCAACCAAAGGACGAGACCTTATTATTACCCTTACAAAGTCTAAATCCCCAAATGGAAAAGAGTATACAACAATTCAATCCATTATGCACGACGACCCTTCTCCTTTGTCCACAGACAAGAAACAACAAGAAGAGTGGCTTGCTGATGAATTGACTTGGGAGGATGTGTACTCGAAGAAGCCTTATGAATATCTTGAGGCAATCTCTCGTGGAGAGACCCCACGTTGGGACAACGCAACGGGTAAATATGTGTATGGTGAAGAAGGAACATCTGAGTTTGGTGGTGGAGGAACCACAGATGAAGAAAGTGACCTTGATCCACAACACAACGAACTTCCCTCAGCGGAACTTCCATTCTAAAAATCACGGGGAGGTTTTCCTCCCCTTTTTTAACTTATAAAAATTATGGCAATCAAGAAAAAAGATTTTACTTCGGTAAAGAAGAAGTTTTCAACTTCGGCAAAATACAAACCACAAAAATACCTTGATTTGGGTCAAGAATTTTTGGATGCTACAGGTATGCCAGGACCGGCACTTGGTCACCTTAATATGTTCTTGGGTCACTCCGATACGGGTAAGACAACTGCACTTGTAAAATCGGCA